TTCCGTGTTGACATCTTCTTCACCATTGCCAGTGAAGGTGTCAAGGTCACGCTTGTTGTCGTTGAGGTAGTCGATGACAGCCTGATGGCAGCCGATTTCCTTAGCGTTGTCCATCCATTCGTTGAAGGTCGGATCAAGCCAGTATGCAGCGTAGCGGGAGAGCTGAGCAGCATCCGGAACTTCACCTTCGTAGCCGTGGTAGCCGGGAGGGTTAGCAGCGCAGATGATGCGGGAGCCCGGAGCGAGCTTAAGATCGGCGATCTTCTGTTCGAGGGTGAGCGGCATGAGAGTACCGCGAACTTCGGTCACAGCACGGAAGACTTCGTCGATGAAGAGAAGAACCGGCTTATCAGGAGAGTACCAAGAAGTCGGGTTGTAGCAGGTTCTGCCGTTGACGATGCAGGGCAGACCGAGAATGTCGCCAGGGTCAGTGAGGTGAGTGCAGTCATATTCCACGCAGTCGAGCTTTAAGAGCTTAGCGACCTTGCGAACGACTTGGGTCTTACCAATACCGAAGTCGCCGACGATGAGCATGGTCTGATTTGCGGGGCAGCAGAGGGCGAGTTCTGTGAATTCAGCGATTGTAACTTTTGCTAATGCCATAGTTTTGGTCCTTGAGAAGTTTGGCAGTTATCTTTTACAAGTAAAATATAGGATTTTCTTGAGTTCTTGTAAACCCTTTTTCTCAAGAAAATCCAAATTTTTTATGCAGCAGCGCCCTCGACGAGGTGTTCGAAGGAGATATGGCGCTTGATGAACTTCGGAAGCGTGTACTTCTCTTCGGAGGAGATGACGAAGATCTCGGAGTCGATGTTCTTCTTCTGCCAAGACCAGATGCAGTCGGTGAAGAGGATGACGCCATCGAAGTCCAGCTTGTGTTCTTCCATGTATTCTCCGATGCACTTAGGGTTGGTGCCGCCACGGCCAGGAGCTTCCATCTTCTTGATGTTCTTCTTGTATTCGAACGGTTCGATCATCTGAGCGTCCCAGAAGGAGACCCAGATCTCGGTCGTCTTGAGGAAGTTGTGAAGGATTTCGCAGCCCTTGCGGATATCTTCCTCAGACATAGAGCCCGAAGAGTCGATAGCGAAGAGAACCTTAGACTTGCGGTTGTAGCGGTGACCCATGAAAGCCAAGCCGTAGCGCTTGTTGAGTCTCATTCTGGTGCCGATCCTCTTGCGGCAGCGGATTGACTTAGAGAAGCCGTTGATGATGGGACCGATCTTGGCCTTGCGCTTGTTCTGGAGCATGATCTCTTCGATCTGGTCGCCGCTGAGATCGCCCCAGTTTTCCGGCTTGCACTTGTTTTCGAGAACATCGCGGACGAGCTGATCTACCGTGTCGTTCTCGCCCCATTCTTCCGTGTTTTCGTCGCCAGACTCAGCCCAGTCCTTCATGTTCTGGTCTTGAGACTGCGGCTGGGAGTCGGACTGTTGAGGCTTGCCGTTTCCTGCGCCGCTTTGACCGTTCTGCGGCTGACCTTCGCCTTCGCCGTCAGATTCTCCGTCTTCTTCAGATTCGTCGCCAGAACCGCTTCCTTGACCGTTCTGCGGCTTGTTGTCGGAATCCTTCTTGTCATCCTTGTTCTTATTGCCGTTGGGCTGGTTCTGAGAGTCTGAATCTCCATCGGATTCATCCCATTCATCTTCGTCGCCGTCACCAGCGCCGCCCTGAGACTTTTGATCTTCGTCCTTGTCTTGGTCCTGATCCTGACCGCCCTGACCGTTCTGTTCTTGCTGGTCCTGTTGATCTTCGCCCTGACCCTGACTTCCTGACTGTTGCTGATCTTCCTGTTCGTCTTCTTCGCCTTCGCCGTCTTGGTTCTGGCTCTGCTGGGACTGTTGATTGTCCTGTTCCTGTTGCTGTTGCTGTTGGTTCTGAGTGAGAAGATCGTAGACGTTTTCGAAGTACCAGTCGTTGTTGGAGATCTTCTGATGAAGATGTTCTTCAATGATCTTCTTGTTCGGGACATCCTTTGCGAAGAGATCGAGAATCTCCTTAGGAGCGCCCATGATGAACTTGGAGAGTTCCTTAGCGTTGCAGAGAGCAGTAGAAGCGATGAAAGCGTTCTCGCCGACGAATTCCTTGCCACGAGTGCAGTGATGAGAGATGAAGCGGTATAGTTCGATAACGAGGAACATGTTGAATGCGTGCGGTTCAATTTCGCAGATCCACTTCTCGTTATATTCAAAGACCGGAGTGATGTCGGTCTTGCAGCAAATTCTGATGGTCTTGATCTTGTTGTTCACGCGCTTGGTGAAGAGAGCGTAGAAGTTGATCAAGTTGGGCATGAAAGCTCCCATGTAGTCGACAGCGTTGGCGAACTTGAGGTCGATTTCCTTTTGAGAGTATTCTATCATAATTGGTCCTTTTGTTGTTTACATGGTAAATATAGGCATTTCTGTGAGTTTTCTAAACCCCTAAAATTGAGAAAATCTTAATTTTTTCCGTTTACAATTTGCAGAGAAAATCCTATATTTTACTCGTAAACTCAACAAAAGGACCGCTTTATGAGAGACAACCGCATCATCTACACGAAAGCCAAGATCGCTATGCTCGACATCGATACCGACAACAAGGGGATGATGGTCGCATGGAACTTCATCCGTGGCAAGATCGTCGCTTCTAAGTTCTTCTCAATCGTATTTCAGGATCAGTCAATTCTCGACGATCGAGGAATCGGCGGCTTCTTCACGACGAAAGAGTTTGTCAACATCCTCTACATCTCGAAGGACTATCTCAGAGACGGAAAGCTGCACTTCTCCGACAATCGAGCTATGGCAGTATTCCTTCACGAAGCGTCTCACTTCCTTCACTTCATCTCGAACATGGGCAAGTACACATCTCAGCTCGCTAATGATCTGAACATTCCGACTGCCCAGATCTGCTCTCGAAGCAACAGAGAGCGCTACTTCGAGGAACGTGAAGCTTGGCATCTCTCCAACCAGATGAACCGCATGTTCCACATCGGAATTCAGGAAGAGATCGATTTAGCGAACACAAAGAACATGCTATTCATGTCGAGACAGAACGGAATCTGCAAAAAGAGCGTCAATGAGATAAACAACCTCACTGACGCTATGAAAATCGAAGACTTCGACTTCAAGACTCTCTAGACGAGACTTCCTAGAACAATTTGGTTGTCACGATCTTGCAGTCAAATTCTTGGTCGAAGAAGGACTTTCCATAATCACGGATAGCTTTCTTCTTCCACTCATCATCACGCCCAGGGATATCTCTCCACGTGACCTTAGTGCGTCTGAATCCGTTTCCCGGAGACTTGAGCCAGAGCTGATAGAACTCGTTCTCTGTTCCATGCGGAGTAGATTCTATGATCATTCCAGTGTTTGTAGCCGAGAAGACTGGGAACATGCCAGCCATGAACTTCGTATCCATTCCACAGTCATGACAGAAAGCAGCCTCGTCAATCCAGATATAGTCGAGTGATCGGCCAACAACATATACGTCGGATAGTGCGCTAGCGCAGATTTTGCAGTGATTGTCTCTGAACTCAATGCAGCTCTTCGAGTTGTGCTTCAGTTCGAAACGGAGATGCTTCGGAAGATTAGCATACATCTCACGAATTCTCTGCATGATCTCTTTAGCTGCAATATCCTTTCTTGAGAATATCCAGAGATTCTTGTCATGGTGGAACATAGCATACCACAGGAAGAAGACTGCTACGACGGTCGTCTTTCCAGTCTGACGAGCAGCCATGACTAGATCTCTACGGTTTGGAGTCGTCGTGAGCATCTTCAGCAGTCTCGCCTGCCACGGATATGGCTCGAAAGGCTTGAGACCCTCGGATGTGAGTATCATGCACTTCTTAGCGAAGTAGAGAATGTCATTGCGACATCTCATGATGTCGTCTAGCTCTGCTTGAGCTTTCTTACTAGTTACGCCTTGTATAACGATTTTTACAAGTTTTCCCATTATTGCCTCATCATAGGTTTGTCGATTATTTATCTGAGGCTTCCATGATAAATACTATATGAGCATGGACTATACAAAGCTTTCACACGAATCGATCTTGGATGAGTGGAACAACCGCATCCTAGCAGACGAAAAGTACAAAAATTTGAGTCAAGCGAGCATCTACGCTTACTTCCAAGAGATGTTCTCTGGCGTCATGGACATGACGAACTACTACATCCAGAGAACCGCCGAAGAGAACTATCTTGACACGGCTAAGCTAGACTCTTCCATCATCAAGCTCGGAAAGAATCTCGGCTATCAACCGAAGAGAGCAGTTCCTGCTGTTGGCAACATCTCTATCGAGCTGAGAGGACCTCTGCCTTCCACAGTTCAAGCTGGAGACACTATCTGGTTCAACAACGAAGATCTGAAGTTCACGTTCAACGGACATGACTTCATGCTCGACGCTTGCTACTCATATACGCTCACAGAAGCTGACGTTAGAGACGGCCAGAGTCCATCATGGCGCAAGAAGATCCTCTACGCAGTGAACGGATATGAGACACAGCAAGACGGCTACATCACGCTCTCTGGAAAGGTCAGCGCTACAGCATCTTCAAAGCTCAGATATATCAAAGTCGTTCAGGGAAAGAGAGCCGTCAAGGTTCTCGATCCGATCACGTACTCTAACAAGATCGGAAAGCAGTATCAATTCTATGACATCGACGACTTGAGCTTCTCTAACTGGTATGGAATCAGAGATCCGTTCGCATACGTAAACGGCGAGTACAGTAAGCAGTATGGAATCACGAAAGTTGGAATCGGAACTGACCAGAAGTCTGCATTCCAAGAAGACAGCCTCTTCTACATCGAGGACGAAGCGGTAGAGCTCTCCAAGGCGTTCAAGAATAGAAAGAAGTCTGAGTTTGGCGCAGATCTCAAGGTCTGCTGCATAAGATCGAACTACGACAAGACGGTTCGAATCTACTTCGGCAACGGAATCGACTCATGTCCTGGCCTCACTAGCACAGACCAGAATCTCTACGTCCAGTACTTCCAGACAGACGGATCAGACGCTAACTATCCGAACGCAGTCGGATCAGTTCTCTCAGCGCAGGGCAAGATCTACGCTTCTAGAGCTGGCAGCGTCACTAACATCTCCAACTATGTCACATTCATGTTCGAGAGCGCTGTCCACGGCGGAACTGACTTCGAGAGCAAAGAGAGAATCAAGATCAACTCTAAGATCTACTTCGCATCTACTTCAAAGCTCATAACTCTCCCAGACTTCATGTCATATCTGTTGACCATAACGGATCCGATAAACGTTAAGCACGCTATCGCTTACGGAGAGAATCAGCTAGAAGACCTATCCGGCGAGCACGATGCAGGAAGAACGAACATCGTTCTCTACACTCTCTTCTCGGACATCTACCGTGAAGCTAACGGACTCTATCGTCCGATCAACATCTTCGACGAGAACGAGGACATCTCTAACTCTTGCCTCTACATCGACTACAACACTTACATGCAGCACCTGTTCGACTTCGTGTCCTTCCTCATCTACCCGAAGGGAACGACTTCAGATCAGTACTTGGACAGATCCACTTTCGGACAGTGGGCTGCTCAGATTCGTGCAGATGCAGAGCCGAGAATGATCATGAACTCTAAGCTGGTCAGCCTTCCGCCAGTCTTCCACTACTATGACGTGGTTGGCGACATTCAGGTTGACAGACACATAGACATGAGCAAGTTCAAGGATGAGCTAGAGAACTCGCTCTATCAGTGGCTAGCAGAGAACACGACTTTCAAGAGTCAGATCTTCAAGTCTGACATCTACAACAAGATCCTTGAAAATCCAGGAGCCAAGAGAGCTAACATCGACATCAAGGTCTCTGAGCTGATCAAGGGCTCTGCTAAGACGTACCGCTTCGAGCCAGGGTCTGTCCAGACTAACAAGAACATCTTGATTCTCCCAGAGCAAGACATTCGCGGCACGTCGATGGAAGACATCTTCTAC